ATAATAAAAGACGCTTGGTTAGACTTTTATCAAAACAAAGATGGTAAAGATGTATTCTATATCTTCATTAATGATTTTGATAAAGTTAAATAATTGAAGTGGGGCAAGACCTCACTTTAATTATTAAATAATTTAATAAAACAAATGTTTTGGAGGTTGAAATGAGAACTTTTGTTGCTACATACAGGGTAGGTTGCGAGTATAGTCTGGACAGGTTTTTCGATATACCAAATACAAAAGAAATTAAGTATAAATTTGTTGAAGAACAGGGAAGTACAATATGCTATTTAACAATAATAGCAAATAACAGGCTAGAATTAAGAATATTAAAGCGAAAAGCTTTAAAAGTATTAAAGGGTTTAGGTAAGGTTGAATTAATTGTAGGCGTTGGTTAATCATGTAGAAAGGGTTGTTTGATATGGCTTTAAGATTAACTAAAAAAGATAAAGATAAAATAAATAGAATAAATCAAAGTATTAGAAGAAAAAACAAGCAAATGGAAAATTTTGGGCTTGATTTTAACAAACCCGTTATTAAAGCTAGTGAGTTTACATCACGTAAACAACTTAATGAGTACTTGAGCGAGGCTCGAACTTATACGAGAGGTTATGGTTTTAAATATCGTATGAATCAATATGGTACTGTTGCAAAACTTAGTGAAATTGCTAAAGGTAGAAGACTTGCTGAAGCTGTAAGTAGAGATAGAGCTAAAAGATTTAGAAAAATTGCACCAGAAGAATTTAAGTCACGTGGTAAAGGTATAGGTAGTAGTGTTATGCAACGTAAACTAATGGGAGATGATAGATACTCAATGTATGATCCTGTTAAGTTTAATTTTAAAAGTCTTAGAAATTTAGAACAATTTGAACAGCGTATTAAAGGTTTGTCTAGGCAATTAGAATCTGATTATATTGAGAATCGTAATACACAATTAAAGAATAATATTATAAAGGCTATGCAGGACAATTGGGGTAAAGATGGGAAGAAAGCAATTGACTATGTTAAAAGTCTTACACCAGATGAAGTATTACGTGAATTTATGACAGAAGATGTTTTTGACTTTTCTTATGTCTATGATGAGAATCGTACTAAAAGACAAATTGAAATTTTTGAGGCTACATATAATTTATGAGAATAGACTTAAATGAAGATATAAAAATGACTAAAAATTATACAGCTGACTTTGAAACTACTACTGACAAAAATGACTTACGTATTTGGGCGTGGGGTATTTGTAATTTAGATAACTTTGATGAGTTTATCTATGATAATAACATGGAATCATTTATTAATTGGTTAGAAAAGCACCCTAATTCAAACGTATATTTTCATAACTTACGTTTTGATGGAGAATTCTTAATATCATGGCTTTTGAAAAATGGTTTTAAATATAATGATGAATTAGTAACAAAAACTTTTAATTGTATTATTGCAGGAACTGGACAATTTTATAAAATGGATATTTGTTTCTATAAACGTGGTAAATATAGAAGAATTGTACACATTTATGATTCATTAAAGAAATTACCATTTCCAGTTAAGAAGATAGCTGAGGCTTTTGAATTACCTATTCTAAAGGGTGAAATAGACTATAAAGCAACTAGGGAAGTCGGACACATTTTGACTGATGAGGAAGTAGCATATCTTCGAAATGACGTTGAGATAATGGCTCGAGCATTAAAAATACAGCTTGATGAGGGCTTAACTCACATGACGATAGGGTCTGACGCACTTCACTCATTTAAAAAGATATTTGGCGAAAAGAACTTTAAATCACATTTTCCAGTACTTGATATAGAAGTTGATAGAGATATTAGACGTGCTTATCGTGGTGGATACACCTATACAAATAAGATATTTCAAGCTAAAGATGTAGGCGAGGGACTAGTATATGACGTCAACTCAATGTATCCATCTGTTATGTATGATGAGGCTATGCCTTACGGAATACCTATTTACTTTGATGGTGAATATATTGAAGACGCAGAATATCCATTATACATACAAAAAATACGTGCTGATTTAGTTTTAAAAGAGAATCATATACCAACAATACAATGTAAAACAAATATGTATTTTAATTCTACAGAATATATTGAGCGTACAAATGGTATGCTTACAATGTATGTTACAAATATTGATCTAGAAGTAATAAAAGAGCAATATGACGTACTAGATATTGAATATATCAATGGTTTTAAGTTTAAATCAATTACAGGTGTTTTTCGTGAATATATTGATAAATATATGGAAATGAAGAAAAACAATACAGGTGCTAAGAGGCAACTTGCGAAATTAATGCTAAATAATTTATATGGTAAATTTGCGTCAAACCCAAAGACACAAGCAAAAATACCATTTATTAATGAAGATGGTAATGTTGAATATAAGACTGTTACAGCAGAAGATAAAGAACCTGTTTATACACCTGTTGGTATATTTATTACAAGCTATGCTCGTGCTAGAATTCAAAGAACTGCTCAAAGTGTGTATTTTAGATTTTGTTATTGTGATACTGATTCAATTCATATTATAAATAAAGATATCCCTAATATTGATATAGATGATAAAGAACTAGGTAAATGGGCATTAGAGGGTGAATTTAAGCGAGCAAGATTCTTGCGTGCTAAAACATATATTGAAGAAAACTATGACGGGACACTCAATGTTAAATGTGCAGGACTACCTGACAATTTAAAAGAATTATGTACTTTTGATAACTTTAAAACTGGACTTACACTACATGGTAAACTTCTACCTAAGAGGTATGACGGTGGTGTAATTTTGGAAGAGACTGACTTTACAATAAAGTAGTATATGCTATAATTAAGATGACGAGTTATTTAATTGATTTATAGTGATTTTAGAGGGTAACTGAACGTGTGAGCGTGCCTTTAGAATTATCAATTAGTTATTGCGTTATAATAGATTAAAATAACTTGTTATTTCATTTCACTAGGATACGCTTATGGGCGTATCTTTTTAAAATTGACTAAAAATTAATATGATGTTATATTATTATCAAAGGAGGATAGATGTTATGACTTATGATGATTATAACAAGATAATTGAAAAAATTATCGCTTCACCTAGTGATGATAAGATAATGCTAGAGGGTTTTGAAAAACTACGTAATGCTTATAAAGAACTAGATGAAAAAGTTAAGTCTGCTGTAGAAGAAGTTGAAGCTTTAAACAAGAAATATGAAGAATTACGTCAAACTAAAGTAAATGAATTCTTTAATCGTGAAGATAAAGCTGATGAAGAAGTTGTTGAAGAAAAAGTTGAGGACGCTATTGAAGATAAGGCTGAAGACGATATTACAGTTGATGACTTATTTGAAGACGATATCGAAGTAGAAATTACTGATGATGATATCGCTAGAGAAGATGAAGAAAAGGAGGAAGATGAATAATGGCTACAAATTTAAAAACTGCTGGAACTGGTTTAAAAAATAGTGTAAATGGTGTAGATGTATTAAATGCAATACGTAATGCATTACCAGCAAACTATGCAAATAGAATTCCAGAAGCAACTCGTAATAACTTAGCTCAATATGCTCAAGCTCTAAAAGATTATCCAGTTATCATGAATAAATGGGTAAATGTTTTAGTTAATAAAATTGGACTTACAGTTATTAAAAATAAAATGTGGAATAACAAATTAGCTGAATTCCAAAGAGGAGATTTACCTGTTGGATCTACAATTGAGGAAATATTCGTTGATGTAGTTAAGGCTAAAACTTATACAGAAGAACCTGCTAGTGATAACTTAGGTGATGTATTTGCTGTTAATAAGCCTGATGTAAAAGTTAGATTCCATATTGTTAATTCACAACTTGTATATCCTATATCTATATCTAAAGTTAATATATTACAAGCATTTAACAATTTACCTGCTTTTGAAGATTTCCTATCAAAAGTATTTGAAAGCGTTTATGCTAGTGCTAACTTAGATGAATATCTACAAACAAAACAATTAATTCAATTCTATGCTACAAATGATGATATAAATAGATTCTTTGATGTTGAAGTTAGTGCTGTTACTGATGAAGCTACTGCTAAGGCTTTAGCAACTAAGATTAGAGCTTACTCTAATAAATTAGAATTCATGAGTAATAAATATAACTATGCAGGTGTTACAACTCATACACCAAAAGAGGACCAAGTATTATTAATTAATACTGATACTGAAGCTTACATGGACGTAAATGTTTTAGCTTATGCTTTTAACATGGAAAAAGCTGACCCAGCAGCAATAGTATCAAAAGTAGTTACTTTAGATGACTTCGGTGATGAAACTGATACAGCTACTCAAGCAATATTAGTTGATCGTGACTGGTTTATGATTTACTCTCAATTGTATCAAATGGAAGAACAAAACAACGCTCTACATTTATACTTCAATAGATTCTTACATATCTGGAAAGTTTACTCAACTAGTGAATTCGCTAATGCTGTAAGATTTACAACTACACCTGTAACTAATGAAGATAGTGGTAATGAATCTAATAATGGTGAATAGTGAACTATACGCCACAAACTGAGGTACATTTACTATCAAATGTACCTTTTAATTTTAGCTATAACAATGTTATGGACTTTGATACAATAAATGAGCAAACAACATACTTTTTGAATAAATCTAAATTAACTTTTGAAGATTTAACACATCAAAGAGTAAACAATAACAGCATAAACTTAGAGGTTGCTTATGAAGATTTATATGAAATTAATTATATGATGTTTCAAAATGATAAGATACCGGGTAAATGGTTTTATGCTTTTATTACAAATTATGACTTTGTATCACCTAATGTTACTAGAATAACTTATCAAATAGATGTATATCAAACATGGTTATTTGAAATGAACTTTCAAACTACTTATGTAGAACGTGAACACACTAAAAGATTTAATAGTGATGGTACACCTGTTATAAATACACTAGATGAGGGACTACAGTACGGAACTGACTATGATATTTCATCATGTGTGAAGTACGAGCAAATACCTAACGTAATCTGGGCTATAATGATAGCAAAAGTTGACCTAGAGCGAATTCCATCATCTATGAATTATGGAGGCTCTACACTAGGCAACGTACAAACACCACTTTACTTCTACACTGTACCAATATCCTTGGACGGTACTGATATCATACTAAACAATTGGACACCTGCTGATATTTCAAATATCTTCGGTGTTTTCTCGGCAAATAGTGATTTCGTTGGAAGTATTGTAACAATGTATTATACTTCATTTATGCCTATGGTATTAACTCATACAACTAGTAATAATACAATAAATATTACTGCATTAGATGGAATTGATCATGTTACAGTTGCAGGTTTAGAAATGTTTAAAATAACTAATTCAGACTGGAATACATTAAACCCACAAATTTATGCAAATTTATTTGATGCTTTTCCAAACTATTCTGAATCTAAACTATACATGTATCCTTATTCACTAATTGAAATAACTAACTTAAAGGGTGAATCAGTTACATTAAAGCCTCAAAACTTTAACTTTAGTATTGATAAAGAGTTGCGCTTAAGACTAATGTCTAGTGTATCTACTACACCAAAGACAGCAATATTTCCGGAGAATTATTTAAACTCAACTAACATACTAGGTTTTGATGACTTTACCTGTGGTATTATTGATAATAACTTATCTGATATACCTATAATTGATGATTATACAGCTTCATACATGCAAGCAAATCGTAACTCTATCGCAACTACAAACAAATACGCTATGGATAACGCTCTACGTGGTGTTAGTCAAAACAACGCTAATAATAGACTAAATAATGCAATACTTGATAAAGAGCAAAAATTTGGCGAATATGATATGTTTACTGGTGCAATGAGTAGTGCATTTCAACTTAATGCTGGAGGAATCTTAAATTCAATAAATCGTGGTGCTAGAGATTACTCACTAAATGAGGGTAAACGTGCTAGCATGAACATGAATAATGATTTTGCTAATAAGAACTTGATGATCAATGCAGAACAGTCAATAGGACTTACTCAAGCGAAGATTAATGATATTAACAACATACCACCTAGTGTATCTAACTTAGGTAATAATGCTCTATTTGATTATGGTAATAAGATAAATGGTGTTTATATTATTGGTAAAACAATAAGACCAGAATATCGTGAACAATTAACAAACTACTTTAAAATGTTTGGTTATAAAGTAAATAAATTAGAAATTCCTAATACAAAGTCAAGAAGATATTATAATTATATAAAGACAATAGACGCTAATATTGTCGGTAATATACCATCAAATGACTTAAGTGCTATTAAAGGTATATTTGATAAGGGTGTTACAATTTGGCATACTGACCAAGTTGGTGACTACTCTTTAAATAATAGCGAAGTAAATTAGAAGAAAGTGAGGTGTTTATTATATGATGGATAATTATGTATTTAATGAAGATAAACTCGGTGAAATTTACAAGAAAACATTAAAGGGTAAATTAGATACAACTGACTTTTTAAATGCTTATACTCAAGTTGATTATTTATATAGATTAAAAGAGTATGCAATAAATTGTTTTGAGTGGATAAATTTACCAGATACAGTTGACGCACGATTCATTGAAAATGAGTTGTTTGATAAAGGGCGTATTAACTTTTTCAAAGACGAAAATTTAGGTTATTTATGTTTACCTGTTAATGAATCTGGTCCAATTAACATATATAATGAACCTACTAAAAAACATATTTATGCTAGTGATGGTTTTAGTAGAGATAGAACTATAGCAAATAGTGTTACTATTTATAATAACTTTTTAAAAACGCCAACATTTACAACTGTTAATTTGTATAGTATAAGATTAGCTGAAGTACAACGTACAATTGATATAAACATGCTAGCTCAAAAGACACCAGTAACTATAATATGTCCTGAAAATGAAAGACTTGCTTTTAAAAATATCTATAAACAAGTAAGCGAAAATAAACCTGTTATCTGGGGAACTAGTGAACTAAATCTAGATAATTATAAAGTATTAAATACTCAGGCACCTTATGTTGTAGATAAACTTACTCTATATAAACATGATCTTTGGAACGAGGTTATGACGTTTCTAGGTGTAAACAATGCTAATCAAGATAAAAAAGAGAGGTTAGTAGAAAGTGAAGTAGGTGCAAATGATGAGCAAATTGAACAAGCAAGATTCAATATGCTAGACGCAAGAAAGCAAGCATGTAAAAAGATAAATGAAATGTTCGGACTTGAAATTGACGTCAAATTTAGAAATGATGATGTACAAAAAGCATACGAACTAAATGAGATATATGAGATGTTTCCAGATTTAAAAGATGATAATGTCATAGAAGATAAGGTAGGTGATGATCTTGGCTAAATATACAATGATGATTAAAGATATTGTAAATGATTACTATGAGGGTACATCACTATCAGTTGATGACAAATTAGAAGATACTCGTGAATTTATATTTGATTTTAACTATCCAGTATTAGATGACACTACTAAAAAGCGAATCGAAATAGCAATTCTAAAACACTACTATTACAGAGAAATTGCTTTTGAAACTATTGGAGAATTTAAAATTAAATTAAATGATAGACTTAACTTAATCATGGGAAGATACAACAGTTTATACCAAAAGCAAGATTTAAGCCTATCACCTTATATTAATAGTTATTTAAAAGAAACTGGCAATAACTCATCTACAATTGACGCAAATAACGAAAACTGGCAAACTACATCTGATACACCACGTGGCATATTAACTGACTTAAAAGAGGGTAAGTACTCAAGTCTTGCTACATACACAACTAATACAGATGGTACTGAAAACACTGGAAACTACGAGCGTCAAGTTGATAGCTTAAGTGGTATGACTTATGCCGAAGCATTTAGAAATTATTATGATAATATAATTAGTTTAGATGAAGAACTAGTTAATGAATTTAGTGATTTATTTATGGTTATATGGTAAGGAGGTATATTTATGAACTATAGAGAAATATTAATAAGATTAATGTCAATGACTACACCCTTTGTATATGATAGTGAAGAATCTTTCTTAGAAATGCTAAGAAAATTCTACAAATATCTACATGAATTAACTGAAGCCTCAAAGGAAATGTCAGATGATATAGAAGACTTACGTACTGAGGTTAATAACTTTGAAGATGAAATTAATGAAGAAATTCAAAGAATTAATGATATTTTAGTAGAGTATGATATTAAAATAGAACGTGTTAAAAATGAACTAAAAATTTATGTAAATGATGAAATTGCTAATTTAAGACTTTATGTTGATTCAAAAGATGAGTTATTAAATGAACGTATCAGACAAATTGAAATTGGAAATATCAATGTATATGATCCGACAACGGGACTATACTCACCAATTCAAATAGTTATTGATAACTTATATGACATGGGACGTTCTAACGCTTTAACTGCGAGTGAGTATGACGCACTAGAGTTAACTGCCACAGCGTATGACGCTTATGACTTAACAGCACGTGACTATGACGTAAACGCCAAAAGTTTACTAATTTAGATTTCAATGATAAAATAAAATTATGAAATAATAGGAGGTATTTTATATGAAATTAAATATTCAATTATTCGCTTCTACAAATAAAACAGCGAATTATGAACTACCACAATTCGTGGGAACTGATAAGCCTACTTGGTTAGGTGACTTTAATGAAGCTATGTCAGATATTGACGCAGGTATGCACGAAAATGCTACTGATATAGCAAGTATGCAAACTGATGTTGCAAGTGCTACAGCAACAGCTAGTCAAGCTTCACAAGATGTTACAACTTTAACTGGAACTGTAACAACTTTATCTGGTAGAGTTACAAATGTAGAAACTACAGCAAATAATGCTCAATCTACTGCAAATAGTGTTCTAAACGTTGCTAATACTAAAGTAAGTACAAATGATTTATTTGATTTAGTTTATCCAGTTGGTAGCATTTATTTAAGTGTTAATAATACATCACCATCTACTTTATTTGGTGGAACTTGGACACAAATAAAAGACACATTTTTACTAGGTAGTGGTGATGATTATACTCTTGGAAATACTGGAGGAGAAGCTACTCATACATTAACAGTTGATGAAATGCCAACACATAGTCATGATGTAATAATCAACTCAGGTGGGCAACAAGGATTGGCAGGAGTCATGGGAATTGTAAATGGTAATAATAATACTACTCTTGTAGGTGGTTCTGGCTTTGGTATTAAGAATAAAGGTAATAATCAACCACATAACAACATGCCACCTTACTTAGTAGTTAGTATTTGGAAAAGAGTATCATAGTTGTTAGCTCACCAAAGACTAGTTGCGTCTGATGGTTATGAGGTATGTTTATTTCCACTAGAGTATTTAAACATATCTCAAGATGAATATGGAGGCACTTCACATCAGGGAACACTTAATATGGACTTCTTAGGTTGGGGTCCTAATGGACGTGTATATGGGTGCAATTATTATGCACCCTGTACATGTAAGTTAGTAAATTCAACGCTTGATCCTGCTGCTAATATGCGTGTCTGGGAAAGTGTTGCACCAGTACATCTACCTGATGGAACACTTGACTATATTTGCTTCCAATTTGGACACGATAATAGTCCACCTTATTCAACAGTTGGTACTATAGTTAATCAGGGCGAATTAATCGGACACACTGGTACAGCTGGGTACGTAACAGGAGATCATGTACACTACAATGTTGCTCGAGGAACTTATGCAGGAGGCGAGCGTGTACCACCAATGAATCAATTTCAACTTAAAAATTCGATTCATATTTATGACGCTAACTACGTTAATGATACTGTAATAATTAATGGATATAATCACAATTGGCGTACTTACGGTGGACCACCACCCATACCACCTACACCATTTGGAAAAGGTGACTTTATAGTTATGTTTAATAATATTTCAAGAACAAAAAGAAAAGAGGTTAATTTATGGAGGGCTTAGTTAAATTAATAGTTGATAATGGTATTAGTATAGTATGCGTTGCTTATCTTATCTACTTTCAAAGTACTACAATGAAGAACATGCAAGCAATATTATCACTTATAGAACAAAGACTTGCTAAAATAGAAACTAAATTAGATATAGAATAATAGTGAGGTGATTTTATGACTTACCAAGAATTTAAAAATAAATATAATGGTAAATATACTGACTTTGATGGATACTATGGCTGTCAATGCTGGGACTTAGCACAAAGATATTTTACTGAGGTACTTAATCTACCATCTAGTATTTTATCTGGTTGTGGTAATGTTAAAAATATGTTAGTAAAACCTAAAATAGATGTATTAAAACAATATTTTAATGAAGTATCTATTTATGAAATGACTACAGGAGATGTTTGTATCTGGAGTAGTAATCATATTGCAATATTTGACCACTGGGACGGACGTCAAAACTGGTACTTTTCACAAAACCCTAACCCATGCAAAGTAATGACAATAAATATGCCGGGACTACATGCTTTTAGAAAAAAGACTGCACCAAAGCCTAGCACAACACGTTATGTTAACCTACCAGCATATATTGATACATGGCGTTTCTACAGACCAAATGTTACACCAGTCAAAGCTAATGCAAGTGGTACATTAAAACCTAAAAAATACGGTGGTCTAAGTTATGTAATTAGAGGATATAAAGATTCTAATAACTGCGTTTTAATTAATACTAAGAACTTTGGTCAAGTAAAGATATTTATCAAAAATACACCGGCGAGTGTTACGTCATCACCTCAGTTTAATTTGGTCGGATAATGTATTATTCAAGAAATGATATATTATCACATAACGCTCTATTTAACTTCGTTGTAGGTGAGCGTGGAACTGGTAAAACATACCAGTTTAAAGACTGGGCGATAAGTGACTTTATAAAAACAGGGGCTCAATTTGTTTACGTTAGAAGATATAAAACTGAATTCAAAGATATTGATAACTTCTTTGATGATATGATTAAAAAGTACCCTGATCATAAATTTGGTATTAATGGTGGTAAATTTTATATTGATGATAAAGTAGCAGGCTTTTATATTGCACTCTCTACTGCAATAACTAAAAAGTCTGTTGCTTATCCTAATGTTAATAAAATAGGGTTTGATGAATTTATTCTGGAGAAATCTACACTTCATTATCTACCTAATGAGATTAATGCTTTTCTAGGACTATATGAAACAATTGCAAGAGATAGAGAAAACGTGCGTGTACTTTTCATGGCAAACTCTGTAGCATTAATAAACCCATACTTTTTGTTTTTTAATATTCAAGTTAATAAAACTAAAAGATTCTGGACTTTTAAAAATAATGACTTAATAGTAGAGCTTACTGACTTAGAAGAATTCAAAGAACATAAAAAACAAACTAGATTCGCTAAAATAATTGATGGAACTGACTTTTCAAAATATGCTCTAGATGGTGAATTTGTAGCTGATAACTATGAGTTTGTAGAGCCTAAGTCAAATACATCATATTATATGTTTACGCTTGTATATAAGGGTGAAACGATAGGTATATGGTGCGATAGTAAGGCTGGACTAATCTATGTATCAAATAAGGTTGATTTGAATTATCCTTTGAAGTATGCTATTACAAATAATGATCATAAACCTAATATGATAGTATTATCTAATAAATACTCACGTGATAAAATTAAAATACTTACACGTATGTATGAATACGGTTGCCTGCGTTATGAATCATTAAAACTAAAAAGCATTATGTTTGAAGTATTTAAAATGTTAAATATTGCTAAAATGTAGAATTATGATATAATTAAGTTGTAGTTATTGTTTTATTGTTTTTATTATGGTATTGTTGTGCACTTTCATAATTGCCTTTCTTTGCAATAGCTACACTTATATCCTTATTTCAATTAGTTGCATATCTAATTGAACTTAAAAAAGACTAACCCCTTAGTCTTTTTATTTTTCTCTAAATACTTCATAATAGAGTATGTTATAAAGTGGATAATACTTTGTTATTAATTTTGTTTTATGTTTTACAGGATCAAATATGTTTTTCTCGATAAATAACACGTTGTTATCTATTCCGTATCTTACAATGTTGTCTTCTCTGAATGCACCAGATTCAAGCACAATATTCATTACTATCACGATAGACCTCTTTAATTTTATTTGAGTATTTTAATTTCTTCCTAAATTTATCACGCTCAAACTCACTATCAAAGTACATATCAAATATTTGTAATGTTTTTAAATTTATTAATGTTAATTTGATTCTATTCATAATATGCCCCATATTTTATTAATATAGCTGATACTAGCACGAATAAGATAATTGCTACTAAATGAAATAGATACATGACAGGTTGAACAGCTTCACTTGCTATAAACATAACTAAACCTACCCAGATAATACCTAAAACAACTTCTACCCACTTCTTTAAAACTAATTTCTTCATAATTATTACCTCTCTTTATTCTAATGTATCAGATTAACTTTTTAATTGCAACTGATTATTGTATTTCACTTGTCAACTATACATCTTTTATTTCTTCGTTTTCTATTTCTAATTCAATTAGATCTAAATCACTTAAGTCTTTTATTATATTTCTAACTTTTAACATCTCGATTTCTAAATCGACTTTTATTTTAGCTTTAATTGTTACTTCTTTAGTCATTTTTATCACTATCCTTATCTAATAAATTATATAATTTTTGTGCTTGATAATCACTTATATCACAATTACTTTCCAATATTCTTATTTCTTCTCTTACTTCTTTTATTATGTTTTGTAGTCTTTTGTTATCTTTTTCTAACATTTTATTAGCACAATATAAATTATCATTTGCTATTTTTAAATCTTCTACTAATTCTCTCACTCTTTTTCACTTCCTTTTAGTTCGTGTAATTTATCATTTATATATTTGTAAGCAGTATATAACCCTTTTGCATAATCGTTGTTGTTTTGGTTTTCTAGCATACCTAAATAACTTTCCTTTTCTAATTCACTTATGATATTATTTAGTCTTTCTATTTCTTGTTTTTGATTTATTATTGTTTGTTGACTTCTTTCATCATCTTTTACAAGTAATTCTATTTGTTTTTGTAAATCTTCTTTATTCACTCTTTATCACGCTCTATTTCATTTAATTTATCTATTATTTCATTGATTTTATAATATATATTTTTGTTAAATTCACTTTGCTCTTCTAATCCTTTTTCTAAATCATTACCTTCCACCCAACTTTTAACATCTACCCAATGTTCTAATTTTTCTATCTTCTTATCTTCTTCTATTATTTCTACTTCACAATTTAACCAATCTTCACTAATTCTCCATTCAACATCTTCGTCATCATCATATCT